TCCATCATGTAAATTACAGTTTTCATTTTGAGCTCTTGGGACAACATCACTTCTACTTCCTTCATAAAGTACGCCAAGTCATAAGACTTTCGTGCCAATGGGTTGTAATTTTTAACATTGTAAAAACGTTGAACGACGATGTTGTTGTTCAAGGTTAGGAGAAACTCCATCTTAACTACGGATTCTTCTTTCATAATTTAATTGTTTGATTGTTTGTATTTGCGTTTTTCTTTTCTTGTGAGTTTGGTAAAAGGTTTCATAAAATGAACAAAGGCATCATCATCCTTGGGTAGGTATTTGAAAAAACCATCCTCCATCATTAAACGGATTAAGTTTTTATTGTCCCTACCTTCAGGGTCTAATGTTTCAGAATAGTAAAGGGTGACAAACTCTTTTGCTTCATCTGTGATGATGGGGTTTCTAAGGTCCACAATTTTTTGATTAATTCTGAAGAATTCATCACCAATCTGTCCTTTTTTTGTTTTTCCATTTTTAATATTTTGTAAAACTGTTTCTTTTCTATTTTCGGAAATTAACTTGTCTGTCCTTGTACAAATATCGGAAACAGTTAGTACATTATCAACAATCTCAGGAAATAATTTCACAAAAGTTTTCTCACCAAGACGGTCAATACCAAAAATATTATCCGACTTGTCACCCAAAAAAACTTTAACAACAAGAACGTTTTGGTGAGGTATGTGAACATCACCAAACTTTATCTTGTCTCCGTAATTATAACTGATTTTCTTGATTGGAGAATAAATGGAAGTATTCTCCGAGATGATTTGTAAAAGGTCACGGTCTGATGAAAAAACAACCTTTTCTTCGTCTGTCGCCAACGAACAATAATAGGCTATCAAATCATCAGACTCATTACCATTAACTTCAATCTGACGAACAAAACACTCTTCAAGGTATTGTTTAACCCTTGATTTTTGGAAGTAATATGACTCAAGCTTGGCTTCAGTCATATCATTCCTTCGGTTTAGTTTATAGTCAGGATATAACTCACGTCTTGATTGTGAGTTGTTTTTGCCGTCCCAAAAGACGATAACTTTGTCAAACTCATTTTCGTCCAACTGGCGACGAATGGTGTTGAGGAAGTGAAATACCCCGCCAATGTGTTCGCCTTCCACGAAAAAGTCTTTGACTCCGTGGAAACCGATTTTAAATAAATTATCTCCATCAACTAATAGGGTCTTCACAAAAAAGTTTATTCAATAGTTTCTCTTTCCTCTTTCAACACAAAGTCACCATCAGAGCCAATGATTTCTTTCCAATAGTCAGAATACTCTTTCTTGTAAGCCTCAATAGAAGCCTTCTCTTCTGTAGTATCCTTACCCGCCAAGAAACCATGTGGTGTGACAATAATTTTTCCGTCTTCATACCCCAAACCATTGATGTGGTTTTTCATAACGGAGATTTTGGTACGAGAAGCGAACTTCACAGTTCTCTTGTCCTTAGTAGCAGTAATCTTGGTCGTACCAGCACCTTTCTGATTACCAAATAAGAACACCAAAGATGAGTTAAGCCAAACAGACTCACCACCCTTAGCCTTAATTTTAGGTTGTCCAAACGGATTGTCAGGAAGTTCAACCCAAGGTTGGTTCACAATAATCAAAGTGTTTTCATACTTTGAATCTGCTTTACGAGAACCTGAGATACGTTGGTTGATACCCATACCAATCTTGTCAGATAAAACCGACGCGTTATGTTGTTTACCACCCTTACCATCATAAGTCATCTTACAAGGTACTGAACCCACAGAATCCCAAAGGAAACATAAACTGTAATCCAATTCACCCTTTTCTTGAGCATCTAACAAACTGTTAATGTAGTCTGTAATTTGTTCAATGTAATCAAAGTTGTTGTTAAAGATAAAGAACCCGTCCCAATCCAATTCACCCGTTTCTTGGTCAACCACCTCATCACATTGAAGACCCATTAACTTTGAGTGTTCAAAGCTCCATTTCTGTTCCGTGATGATAAACACAGGTAGAATCTCTTTCTTTTGAGCATCTACCGCAGTTTTAATCATCGCAGTTGTTTTACCCGTGTCTGAGTGACCCAAGAACATATTGATATGTCCAATAGCGGGGCCGGGTAAACCCACAGCGTCTAAGAAATCAGAACCACAGTCAAAAAACCTTTGGGGTTTGTATTTGGCTGAAGTAGAGAATTTCTTCTTTACCGAATTAAAATCATTTTTCTTAATTGCCATAATTGTATTTGTAAAATTCTTTTAAATTTTCTAACTTGTCATTTGCATTTGCCAATTTCTCAACAAACTTATCCATCTCTTCCAAGTGTTGTGGGTGTTCTCCAATACCTACAGGATTTTCCATGTACACCATCAAAGTCGCTTCTGATTCTGCAATCTCACTCTCATATTTCTTTACAAGAGCATCATACATTAATTTTCTAATTTTCATTGTCTATGTATATTAATTTTTTTGATAAAAAAAAGAGCTTAGACACTATGTCAATGTAAGTGTCCAAGCTCAGTTAAATTAGAATGGTAAGTCTTCGTCTGGACCCATATCAGTCTGTGGGTCGTAACTATTTTCAGGTTGTGATTGACCACCCATACTTGTTTCGAAACTATCACCGTAAACAAACTTTTTCAAGTCAGAGTCCCAACGTGGAACATCACCACGAGATACCGCCTCAAGATATTCTACTGGTTTTTTAGCGTAAACATCATTCCATGTCAACTCATCATCTAACCACTCTTTTTTAATACTTTCATCAGTGTGTAGTGGTGCTGGGTCATCATACATAATAGTTTGAACTACTGTGTATTCTTTTCCAGCAGGTGTTTTTGATTTAACCATCTCAATAATCAAATCTCGACCTGTTTCAGCATTTGTAATATTACCTTTTTGTTTCCAAATTGGGATAATTTTATCTAAAATTCCTTCTTGTTTGTAATTGTCTTTGAATCTCCAAAATTTCACACCATCATCTTCCGCGTCACGGTCAACAACTTTAACAATGTAAAATTTACGTGAACGGTATTGTTGTGCCAATTTTTTATCGGACTCTTTACCAGTCGCCATCAACTCCTCATATACTTCGGTAAGTGGTGAACGGTCTCCGTCATTTTTACCTGGGTCGTACAATTTAACCCATTTTCCATCTACTTGGATTTCGTGATACCATACTTCTTTAAATGGTGATGAACCATCAGAAGTTGGGAGGATACGTACACGTTTTTGACCTGTACGCGAATTTTTGTCCAAAAGGGTTGTGAAGTATTTCTTCAAACGCTCATCTTGTGACATTTGGTTGCTCGCCCCTTGAGAACGAGTGGTATTTTTCTCATACTGAGATAGTACCGCATCTAAAACTGAATCTGACATAATTTTTTGTTTTTTTTAAAGTTTAAAGTATCTCTTATTACTCATCCATAAATATAGGTAAACAAACGTCTAAGTCAAACTTCAAAACAAAAAAGGACACCTTTCGATGTCCTTTTTTTATTACAGTAATTTTTTTATTAGTAGTTGTAATTCTTTGGGTATTGGTCGGTAAATTTGTTAAATGTTTTTTTAATTTCATTCGGTGAATAGTTTTGAACTTCATCATCCGTTAGTACATATTCGTTTTTACCAGACATTTGCATATCTTCTTTTTTATCTTCAAAGAAATCAGTCAATTTTTGATTAAAAGGGTATGAATCCAAACTTCTTAAGTGTAATTTTTCTTCAGGTGTCTTTTCACGATATTTTTCAATCTTGTTTTCTAATGAATTAATTTTTTCAAAAATTGAGTCCATTGCCGATAGCTTGCTAGTTAAGTCGTCTAATTTTTCAAACATTGTTTGCATATACTCATCCTGTTTAGTCTGAATATCTTTTTGTGAAGTTACTAATTCGGTAATGTCCAACTCTTCAGTTGAATTATCGGTCGAATCTTCCATTGATTTACCTTTGTTGTCAATTTTTTCAACGTCTGGGTCAGTTGTAGTATCTATAGGTTCAGAAATCTCTTCAGCTCCCGTATCGGCTGGTGGTGTGTCTACATCAGGTACTGGTAAATTTACACCCGTGTCGGCACCTGTGAAATCATCTATTGGGTCGGCCGTAGCATCTTGTTCAAAAATATAACGATTGATGTTATTATATCTTTTGACTTCTTCTAATATTTTTTTTTCTAATGACATGTTTTTTTTATTTATCCATTCAATAAAGTCTTAACACCGTGTAATGTTTCAACTTTAAGGGTTCTATTTATTTTCATACTGTTATCTACTCTTTCAATAAGTCCGTCTTTCATTCTTACTGTATAGCAGTCACCAGTGTCTAAGTCACAAACCTCTTTGTAACCGTTACCCGTTTCTCTTTCTGTAATTTTAGTATCTTTAGAAAGATAGTTGTCTAATAATGATTTAATTTCCATAATAATGGTTTTTAACATATAAATATATCAATATATACTAATTTTTTAATTTAGACCTAAAGCTTTAGCCCTTTTTATTGCACTTTCAAATATACCCACCGTCACTGTCCACGGCAACCCATCAGAAATTCTTTTATTTATTTGTTCGGTAATTCTTTGTTCTGCAGATAACGGACCATCTCCTGGTCTTTTTAAACCAACACCTAAATTCCACCAACCTAACCAAATCCTTGCAGCAGCCTCACCTTCACTTCCATATCTAACTTTATAGATATTAAATTTATTATTAAATGCTGGTGTATTAAATCTAGCTAATACAAAGTTTATTGCATTCTCATAAGAGTTGAATATAGCCAATGGTCTATACGGTCTTCCCTTATCGTTGACTTTTACACATTCTTGTCCTATTACATATTCCATCATATTTGATGGCCATCTTCCATCTGTATGAATACCATATATGTCATAACCCACACAACCAAATTGATTTTGGTTTAGGTTTTGTTCTTGAGTTGCCATTGCAAATACAAGTTTTTTGATATTCAAAGGTACGTCAGTTCTTGAATTTAAGAACGTTACAACATCTTTTTTCCCAATCAATGTGTATTCAGCATCCACAAAAGGTAACGTCGGATACGATGTTTTACAACTACCCTGAACTGACTTCACAGGTGTTTTAGACACATTACCATTTGTTTTACCAGTGAGTGTGATTGTCGATGTTGTTGGTGTTTCGGCGGTAATCGATACAGGAATAACTTCTTTTTTCTTTTGATACCTTCTAAGTAAGTCTGTATTAACACTCATAGTCAACTTACTAAAGTTAGGAAAAGCATATTTAGATATTCTTACACCTGAGAATGAAGTTGTAAAATCTTGTGGCGAAATAGTATGAACAACATTGGTAATCCAATATGCTCCAGTAAACATTGGAACATACCTTAGATTAAAGTACATCGTTGGTTGAATCATGGCATTACCCATAGATTCTACATCACAGGTATAACTTCTTGTTTTATAAAGATTATATAGTGATGTACTTTGTTGAAAAGCTTTTTGTCCTTTATTTTGATTGGCAATATCTACTAATACTGAAAAAGTTTCAGAGGTATTTTTATATTGTGATTGATTTAAATTTATAGATTTGAACATGTTTTGATTTCTGATACCAAAATCAACATTGAATGCAACAACTTTGTTAGAACTTCCATAATCATCTTTGTTCGGATTTGACTCTCTTAAAGGATTATCTGAACATCTTCCAATATCAAAACTATCAGAGTTAAATCTGTAATCTATATTATTTTTTTGTTGTGTGTGTTCAGATAATTTATCAGTATATAAACAAATAAACTTTGGCTTTGATTGTTGATAATCAACTTCTAAATAAGTTCCGAAGGCACTATTAGGTATATCCAAATTAGTAGGCGTTCCACCCTTACCTGTTTGTTGTACACCATAAAAGTTAACATAAGACGGAAGTGCCATAAACAATAAATTATTTTTACTCAATAATTCACCAATTAAACTATACACAGATAGTTTATCATTTGTCCCACTTAAATAACCGGTGAGTGTTGTTACATCAACGATTAATTTATCACCAATGTCTCTGTTAGCTCTATCTAAAAACATAAAATCTTCAAACAGACTTCTATTTTTGAAATCACCACCAGCTATCCATTTATCATTCATAGCTTTAAAAGTTTCCCATATTTCAACTTTAGCGACCTCACCATCCAACGCACTTACCCTTCTTTCTTTTACTTCCGTAATATTTGGTAAATTTTGATTTAAGTATCTAAAAACATGATTAAGGACGTTCGATTGATATTTGTTTAAATCTGAAAGATATGTGTTGAATGATGTTAAGAATGAGCTCGGAGTATAACCTGACCCATTTTCAACTTTCTGTGTGGCATACATTTTAATGATTGGTGCCAACTGAATTACATTATTAGCGGTAAATTCAATATTAAAATCAATAAAGAAATCAGTAATATAGGACCCACTATTTTTATATTGTAATGATGATAGTTTGTATTCACCAACATTTAATTTTAACTGTTGCCAAGCATCTGAATATTGAGATTGAGATTGAGCTAAGGTAATTCCTCCGGAGGATGAAGGTAACGAATTAGTTACATAACTTCCAAAATCAACAGGGTCTAATGGCTTTACTGTGGTATTTGTTGAAAAGGAGTTCCAAACTCTTCTATTAAAATTTGTTGGGTTACCTCTTTTAAAAATTACTTGATAAGATAAGAAATTATCAATTCCAAAGGCAAAAGAACTTAATTGTTTTTCAGCAATAAGTGGACCATCCTTGTCTTCATCA